AAGGGGCAGCCTTCGTTGCAGGCGATGGCGTCAAGAAGCCGAAAGGCTTCCTTAGCTACCCCACAATTGATAATGCCTCGTGGAGCTGGGGCAAGATCGGTACGATTTCCACAGGCGTTTCAGGTGATTTCCCCGAAACGGCACCGGCGGACAAGCTCATTGATCTCGTATATTCGCTCAAAGGTGAATATCGCGCCAATGGTCATTTTGTGATGAACCGCGCAACCCAATCGCTGGTGCGGAAGATGAAAGATTCGGATGGATCCTATCTTTGGCAGCCGTCCGCAAAGCCGGGTGAGCCGGCCAACCTTATGGGTTTCCCGGTTGCAGAATCGGAGGACATGCCGGACATCGGGCCCGATAGCCTCGCCATAGCTTTTGGCGATTTCCGGCGTGGATATCTGATCGTTGACCGTGTCGGAATCCGCGTACTCCGCGATCCCTTCAGCGCCAAGCCCTACGTGCTCTTCTATACCACGAAGAGGGTAGGTGGTGGTGTACAGGATTTCGATGCAATCAAGCTTCTGAAATTTGGTGCGTAGAGCTTGTTGAAGGTCTACGAGGGCGATCTTTCGGGATCGCCCTCTTGCGCCTCATGGTTGCTATTGGCGAAGCCCTATGAATCTTGTCTTAACTGCTCCGCCTGCGATTGAACCGGTTACGGTGGAGGAGGCGAAAGCGTATCTACGTATTGATCATGGTCATGAGGACGCAGTCCTTGCTAGCCTCATAACTGCTTCGCGTCTTCATATAGAAACTGCTTTGAATCTGGCACTTGTTTCCCAGCGCTGGTTGTGGCAGTTCGATCGATGGCCGAAATCGCATATCGTTGAGCTACCATTACGGCCTGTCCAATCGATTGGAAGTGTTCGGGTCAAAATTGATGATGACAGAGAAACTCTCCTGTCGTGTGACGACTACATATTGGAATACGTCAACCAGGTAGCGCAGCTTGTTTCGCAGAGCGGAATATGGCCGCAGCCTAGCGTTCCCAGGGGAGGCATTGAGATAGAATTCATTGCCGGGTTTGGCGAAGCTAGCGAACTTGTACCAGCTCCAATCCGTCAGGCATTGCTTATGCTTGTTGCACACTGGTACGAGAACCGTGAGCCCGTCAGCGTCGGCCAGAGCGCGAGCCAAATTCCTGACACGGTATCAGCGTTGCTGATGCCATATCGGAAGGTGCGACTTTGAGACGGCAGCGTATTGGTTCGCTGCGCCAAAGGTTGCGCCTTGAGAAGCCAATCCGAAGCGCAGGGCAGGGAGGAGCTGCTGATGTCATTTGGCAGCCCATAGCAACCCTTTGGAGTGAAATTCGGCCGATTTCTGCGAAAGAGGTTTTTCGGGCAGACGCGTCCTACGGACTTTGGATGTACGAAATAAGGATCCGATTTCGTGAGGATGTTCGACCGGAGATGAGATTTATTTGCGGACCGCGAATTTTTTATATTCACGCCGTTTGGGACAAAATAGGTGACCGTCGCTTCCTAAGTTGCATCTGTAAGGAGCGAGAGCGTTGAGAATCACTTGTCGCGTTCAAGGGATTAGGCAGGCCGTGCAGGCGTTGACAAGAAAAATCGCCGCGCGTGTCCGCCAACGAGAAGCACGGAAGACCGTCATGGAGCGACCGGAGCACGAGGGGCAGCATAATGATTTCAGCCAGTCGCGAACTGCAGTCAGCAATCTATGATATTCTAACTAATGACAGCGTAGTCCTAAATGTGCTCGGCGGGCCCCGGATCTACGACTTCGTGCCGCGCAAGGTTCAATATCCTTACGTAGCGTTTGGGGACATTTCAGTTCGCGACTGGAGTACCGGGGACGGGGATGGAGAAGAACATTCCATAACGTTTCATATTTGGTCTCGCGCTGCAGGTCGAATCGAAATCTACGATATTGCGAGCGCTTTGCGTTCTGCTTTGCATGATCGAAATTTCGCTATGCGCGGGCATAGGCTGGTCAACTTCAGGCACGACTATTCTGAAACCCGGCGCGAGTCCGACAGTGAGCACTTCCATGGTGTTGTTCGTTTTCGTGCGGTGACCGAGCCACTGTCTTAACAAACTCTTGCGGAGATCGCAGACATGGGTGCCCAGAAAGGCAAAGACCTATTGCTCAAAATGGATGTTGATAATCTTGGGAGCTTTGAAACTGTCGCGGGACTGAGGTCGCGAAGCATTTCTTTCAATGCCGAGACGGTAGACGTCACACACCAAGAATCAGCCGGACAATGGCGCGAACTGCTGGCTGGTGCTGGAGTGAAGAGTGCCCGCATTACAGGATCGGGCATTTTCAAGGATGCTCCGTCGGATGCAGCGGTCCGTGAAGCGTTCTTCAATGGTCACGCTCGCCAGTGGCAAGTTGTTATTCCTGATTTTGGAACGGTTCAGGGACCATTTCAAATTACCTCCTTCGAGCTGACAGGTCGACATGACGGAGAGGTTTCTTTCGATCTCGTCTTAGAGTCAGCGGGTGAATTGAGTTTCTCCACACTCTAAAGGAGACACTAGGTGGCCAATCGACATCGAGGAGAGATTGAAGCGTGTTTGAATGGCAAGACTTGGAAATTGTGTCTGACGCTCGGAGCCCTTGCCGAGTTAGAGGATGCTTTTGGCTGTGAAGACATGCTGGCGTTAGCCGAACGGTTTGAGAAGGGCAGGCTCAGCGCAAACGACGCGGTTCGAATCATTGGAGCAGGCTTGAGAGGTGCCGGATATGATGTTAGCGACGATGACGTAAGAAAAATGCGTAGCGATAGTGGGGTTCTCGAGTTCATAGATGTTGTTGCACGCCTTCTCTCTGCAACTTTCGGTTCGCCCGAAAAACAGGACGATGCGGCGCGGGAGGAGGCGCGCAACCCCGCCCCTTTCCCTGGGATGACATCATGACAGCCGGGCTCGGCCTGTTGCGGCTTGACCCCCGCGTGTTCTGGTCCATGACCATCTTGGAATTCCGTGCCGCATTGAAAGCAATCACGGGTGAGCTCCGTCACGCCGATCCACCAACGCGCGCCGAGCTCATTCAGCTTATGCAAGCCTATCCGGACGGACCCCCGACAGATGAATGAAACTGGCGAAACCTGGACCGTTACGATTGATGCCGACACGTCAAGACTTCAGCAAGAGCTAGCGAATGCGACTCGTATGGGTCGACAGTTTGGTAATGCGCTGATGAATGCTTTCCAAGGCATTGCCCTACGCGGACGGGATCTGGGAGATGTCTTGCGTTCGTTGACACTAAGCTTATCGAGGATGGCTTTTCAGGCAGCATTCCGTCCTCTGGAACAAGGAGTTAGCTCGCTTATTAGCGGTGCCCTATCAGGAGCCATAAGGTTCGCGAACGGCGGCGTAGGGGCGAATGCTTTGCCGGTACCGTTTGCGTCGGGCGGGGTGATCGCTTCACCGATAAGTTTCCCTCTAAGTGGGGGCCGTATTGGAATTGCCGGAGAAAGAGGGCCTGAAGCAATCATGCCTCTTGCTCGCGGACCCGACGGAAAGCTCGGCGTTGTCTCACACGGCCGCGGCGAGATCTCGGTAACAATCAACGTATCCACGCCCGATGCGGAAAGCTTTCGCCGTTCGGAAACACAGCTCGCGGCGATGCTCGCCCGCGCGGTGGCAGTAGGTCAGAGAAATCTTTGACGCTCTTAGGGTTGGTGTTGTCGATATGGCTTTCCATGAAGTGCGATTTCCTACTGATATTTCGAGAGGTGCGGTTGGAGGCCCTGAGCGAAGAACCGACGTTGTAGTTCTTGGATCCGGACACGAAGAACGGAATGGGCGTTGGGCTGACTCAAGGCGAAGTTACAATGCAGGCTACGGAATAAGAGGCCTCGACGATCTATACAAGGTTATTGCTTTTTTTGAAGAACGGCGGGGGCGGTTATATGGGTTTCGTTGGAGAGATTATACAGATTGGAAATCCTGCCCCCCGGAGCAAACGCCGAGTGCTTTGGATCAAGTAATAGGAGTTGGCGATGGGACTATGGCATCTTTTCAACTTTCTAAGACGTATGGTGGCACTTATGCGCCTTGGAAACGATTAATTAAGAAGCCGGTAGAAGGCAGCGTTCTTGTCGCCGTTGACGGGTTGCTACAGGAAGAAGGCGCAGCATTTGTGGTAGATCACACAACTGGAGTGATAACGTTTCGGCCAGAGAATATACCGCCTCAAGGCGCCCGTATAACAGCGGGCTTTGAATTCGACGTACCGGTCCGGTTCGATACAGACAAGCTTGAGGTTAGCTTGCAGGGTTTTCGACACGGCGCAATTCCCGCAATTCCAATCGTCGAGATTCGCATATGAAAACCTTGCCATCGGATTTGCAGGCACATCTCAACAGCGGAGCAACTACACTTTGTTGGTGCTGGAGGCTGACTCGCCGGGACGGGGTTCGCATCGGGTTCACGGATCATGACCGCGACTTAACTTTCGATGGAACGACATTCGAAGCGGCAGCTGGCTTTACGGCAACTGACATGCAGCAGAGTCTGGGCTTGAGCGTCGATAACTTGGAGGTTGCTAGCGCGCTCAGCTCGGATCGCTTATCGGAACAGGATCTTGCCGCTGGCCTTTACGACGACGCGCGCGTAGAGCTCTTTCGGGTCAACTGGATGGATCCGGAGCAGCGGGTGTTGATGCGTGTCGGTAGTCTAGGAGAGGTCACACGCGCGGGAGCGCATTTTCGAGCTGAGGTGCGGGGGCTATCGCATTATCTACAACAGCCCCATGGTCGAGTATTTCAGTTTGCCTGCGATGCCAGTCTCGGCGATAAGCGTTGCCGGGTTAATCTAAGTTTGGATCGGTATCGGGGAACCGGGATCGTTCAAGAAATACTGGCGGCGCGAAATTTCAAAATTAGTGGAGTCGGTGCTTTTGACGAGCAATGGTTCACAAAAGGATTATTAGCATTTCAAAGTGGTGAGAACAAAGGACTTCGTATTGAAATTCGCTCACATCGACGAGTTCAGGGAGACGCGATAATCGAGTTGTGGCAGGAGCCAGCATATCCAGTGGCGATAGGGGACATCGTTGAACTTGTCGCGGGTTGCGACAAGCAAATCGTGACCTGCCGAGACAAGTTCTCGAACGTTTTGAATTTTCGAGGGTTCCCCCATATGCCGGGAAATGATTTCGTGGCATCGTACGTTCGTCGAGCAGGTTGATGAGGGGCACGGCAATTAGCCGCCAAGATATCGTTCGCATTGCCCGATCTTGGATCGGGACACCTTATCATCATCAGGCCAGCGCTCAAGGTGTTGGCACAGACTGTCTTGGTCTTGTTCGCGGTATTTGGCGGGCGCTCTATGGCGCGGAGCCAGCTTCCATCCCATTCTATAGTCGGGATTGGGCTGAAGCTTCAAATCGAGAGACGCTTCTGGAGGTCGCTCGGCAATACTTGGTTGCTGTAGCAAGCGAAGATATGCGCCCGGGCGATGTGCTGATCTTTCGCTTCCAAAGCGATTTGCCGGCGAAGCACGTCGCAGTTTTGGCGTCTAAAAAAAGCATGATCCACGCAATGGAAGGCGTTGCGGTTGCCGAGGTTTCGCTGCTGCCGTGGTGGCGAAGACGCATTGCAGGTGTTTTTTCTTTTCCTGGGGTCATTGACTAATGGCAACGCTAGCACTGGCTGCTACCGGCGCCGCCGTTGGGAACGCGCTTTTGCCCTCAGGTCTTACGGTCTTCGGCGCGACCATTAGCGGAGCAGCTCTAGGATCTCAGATCGGAGCTATTGCAGGTTCATTCGTTGACCAGGCTTTGCTCGGTGGCTCCGGCCAAACTCGTACATTCACTGGACCACGGCTGTCTGATCTGCGGGTAACGGCCTCGACGGAGGGAGCTCCTATCCCGCGGGTTTATGGACGAGCCCGTATCGGTGGTCAGGTTATCTGGGCCACAGATTTTGAAGAAGAAGTTGTTACGACGGAAGTAGGAGGCGGGGGAAAGGGTGGTGGTGGATCCAGCGCGTCGACGAAGCAAATTGAATATCGCTACTACGCGAATTTTGCTGTTGCCCTTGCCGAAGGTGAGATATCCGGTATTGGACGAGTGTGGGCCGATGGCCAAGAACTGGACCTTGGCTCAATCACGTGGCGGCTCTACACAGGTTCCGAGGATCAACAACCTGACAGCTTGATTAGTGCTCACGAGGGGCCAGANAATACACCTGCTTATCGTGGCCTTGCCTATATTGTCTTCGAACGGATGCCATTAGCTCCTTACGGCAACCGTCTCCCACAACTTTCGTTCGAAGTATTTCGAGCCGTAGATGATTTCCACCACAATGTACAAGGCATCGTTTTAATCCCGGGTTCAGGGGAGTTTGTCTATTCGTCAAAGGAGGTGACACGGCGAGAGGCTTGGGGGCTTCAGGTCGCTGAGAACGTCCATACGCGCCAAGGCGGCACGGACTGGACCGTTTCACTAGATCAACTGCAAACCTTTCT